AATGCCCTCCACTGATATGCGGTCGAGGACATCGGTAAGGCGTTTGATGAGTGTGTCCTTAAAAGAGTCCTGGGCAAGAGGGCGAACATCATTGACGGTTGGTGTAAGACTGCCACCCGAAGCACGCCCCGAGGCTTGCTGTATGAGAAACTTATTCATATCGAGGGTGCGTATCTTACCTGCACGCTGGGCGCGGTCGATAATGTCGATGATAGGGGCTACGGTAGGGTTCTCGACGGCTGCATTGGAGGCAACCCACTCCTTGCTATGACCATAGCCACCCTCGCCGACGATGACCGTAGGCTTGTTGATAAACCCTCGGCGGTCGGGGTCGTAGGCAGCGTGGAAGAGCTTGCCGTCCTGCTCTCGCTCAATGTCTATGCTACCGCCCGACTCCAAACCAGTGGCAACACGTGCGCCCGATGCAGAGGCAGAACCGCTCGCTCCGCTGAGGGTCATCCGCTTCACCTTCTGACGCTCGGCGTTGGCTGCTGCAAGCTGTGCAACACCGGTAACACCCATAAGGGCTGCTGCGATAGGACCAGCGATAGGGCCGAGTTCGCCAAGAGCCTTCATTATGGATACTGCCGTATCGGCAATAATCTGTGATGCCTTGATGGCAAAGTTCACATCGGCATACTTCTTCTGTATCTTCAGCTTCTCGTCGGCTTTCTTCTTCTCAATGTCGGTAGTGTCCTTACCTGCGTTTCGTGCAGCCTCTATCTCGGCATCGTACTTGGCATCGACATTCGCCATCTCGGCATCCTGAAGGGCTTTAACCGCACCACCAGCAAGACCTGCGTAGTAGTCGAAAGCCTCCTTTGCCTTCTGTATCTTGAGGTTCTTTACTGCTTCCTCGTATTCTTCCTGTGAGATTTCCTTGTTCTGCAAGTGGAGCTGGAGCATCTCAAGCTCGGCGTTGTAAAGTTCCTGCTGGGTGGCAAGACCATACTGCTGACGTATCTGAAGGCGGTGTTCTTCTGCCTGCTGGTCAAGAAGGGTAAGAGCCTGCTGACGCTCTTGCTCATTGAGCAGGGTGTCATTCTCTATCTTCTTGCGACGTGCCGCAAGCTGGTCTTCAAAGGAGTCAAGTCCGTACTCCTGACGAGCCTGTGCCTTTTGCTGCTCAAACTCTTTCATCTTGGCGAGTTGCTTATCATTGTACTCCGACAAGATATTGATGCGAGCCTGCTGGTAGGCAGCATCAACGGCAGACTCGTCCTCTCCGCTTTGCTGCGCCAGCTGTAAAGCCGTGTCATAGTACCCACGGAGGACTTCGAGTTTGGCATCGCGTTCCTGTTCCAGGGTTAAGGTTTGCTGAACCTTGCCCTGGTCTATGAGCTGCGTCATTACGGCTTGATACTTCTCTTCGGCAGCGATGCGTGCCTCTTCAAGTTTCTGCTGGGCTTGAGCAACGTTCTTACTCTGACCCGTTTCGAGTTCCTTCTTCTTGGCGGCATCCTTGAAAGCCATCTGCGTGGACTTGGTGTAATAATTCTGCTCAATAGTAAGGAGGTTGGTGGCGTGCTGCGTGTTGAGCGCAGAGATATAGATGTCGTATTGCTCTTGTGAGATTTTCTTCTGGGCAAGCGACATATTGAGGTTGTTTACATCCTTTTGATAAGCGGCATTGGCTGCGTCGAGCGAACTTTGTCGGGAACTTGAGAAATTACGAGACGCAATGCCATCGGCATCTACGGCCTTAGTACCCTTTTTCCCTTTCTTACCGCCCCCTGATTTATACTCCAATTGAGACTTCCGCTTTTCCAGTTGGGCTATCTGATTATCAATAGCTTTTAATCCTTTGGTATCGCCAACCTTTATAGTGAGCCTTTTAGCTTTCAATGCCTCTATCTTTTTGTCTATGGCATCAAGTTCCGCTCCTACCGTGCCGATATTGGCATTGCCACCTCCTCCTCCGCCATTACCGCTGTCTGCGGAGAACAGTTTTTTACCAAACTCCTTGCCTATGGCATCAAGAGAGGTGTCTATCACTTTTATCTTATCGGCTGTATCCTGTAATTGGCGAGACATTGCCGATACTTCCGCAGAGTAACCTGACGCAGCATATACCTGTCCTGGTGCAACATTACCTTGTGAGGTCTGCGGCCGACCAGCATTGTTTCTCGTAAAGTTTGCCTGTTCCTGCTTCAGATCTTTCAGTTCCTTTTCCTGCTGGCGTTGTTTGATGAGCAATTCTGCCTTCTGCTTACCCAAATCCTTGATAGTCGCCTGAGCTCCCTCCAATAAAGCCTTTTCCTTGAGGGCATTTAGATAGCGTGTCAAGGCACGTGTGTTTTCATCGTAAACTTGCCCCTCACGGGTAAGTTTGGCGGTATAGTCAGGGACAATCTTCTGAAGGGCTGCGATTGCGTCCTGACGTTCGGCAAGAGATAGTGAGTTGTCGTGAATGCGTTTGGTAAGCATCTCTATCTTGATGCGCTCCTCCTCCACCTTACGGCTGGCTTCGGCCTGAATGTCATTGAGCTTCTTTTGCGCTACGGTGGCTGCATCCGTGCGCTTATTGAACATCAGTAGCGCACCGACAACAAGCGTGATAGCTCCAAAGATAAGCCCCCAGGGACTGAGCTTTAGAACGACATTGAAAGCCTTTTGTAAGGCAATGGAAGTGGTCATGGTCTTGTTCAGGACGGCGTGGCGCAATACAGATAATTGCAGCATAGCGTTCTCTACGGCAGCAGCTGCTGCCTTGAGCTTGCTGACCGCTACGGCACGCAGACTCCATAGGTAGGAGAGTTTTTGACCTGCTATATAGGCTGCATAGGTGGCAGTAAGCAGGACTACGGCTTTCGTAAGCAGAACAAGGGTGTCGCGATGCTCGACGAGGTACTTGATTGCCTTAATAGCACCTACCTGTATCTGCCCATAAACATCCGAGAACTCTTCCTTGATGGGCAGCAACGCTTCGCCGAGGGAACGCTGGGCATTCTCAAGCTCAACGGTGCGCTGGGCCGCACGGTCGGCTGCGGAGATGTAGGTCTTGCCAGCCTGTGCAAGATTGGTCTCCACAATCTTTGCCACGCCTTTCATAAAGTCGCCCGTCTTCTCGGTTTGCTCCTTTATCTCGGCAGCAGAGAGTCCGAGGTTATCGAGGATCATTGGCGACTTACGGCCGAGACCTGTTACGATGGAATCGACCATGTAGTCGAGCGACTGCCCTGTCTGCTGTGCCTTGAGTTGGGCAAAGGATAGGTACTTGCCGAGGTCTTCGAGCGGGATACGGAAGTCCTTGGCTTTGACGGCTGCTTTCATCAGCTCGATGTCCGACACAGTGCCTTTGGTGGCGGTGCGCAGTTCTTTCAGATAGTCGGCTGTACCTATTTTCTCGAAGGCTTGGGTGATACCATCGGCCGACTCGGCAAGCTCGATGCTCTTATCGACAGAGTCCGATAGTGTCCCAAGAAGAGATTTTCCCCAGCCAACAAAGGTCTCAATACCTTTGACGGCAAGTTGCCCCATAAAGAAATTGTTATATTCGTCGGAGCTGGCCAGCTCCTTGAAATTCTTTGCATTCTGCTTCAACTCTGCCATTCGGGCATTAACGGTCTTCAGACGGCTCTCAAGGGCTTCATACTGCTTGGGATTGAGCGACTGGGAAACGTTATCCAGCTCCTTTTGCAATGATTTCGACTGCTTGCGGAGCTGCGACATCGTCATAGCGTTGGTATCCAAGGAGCGTGTCTGTTCCTGAATACGTGAGGTTAAGTCCTTAATCTGCTTACTGGTGTCTTTGTAGGAGGCTGCGAGCTTTTTGTATTGGTCGGTCTCCTTCTTGCCCGATGCTTCGAGCTTGATCATCTGTTGAAGGCGTTGCTTGTTCTCGTTGCGAAGAGAGGCCGACTGGGTTTCCAGCTTGTGAATCTCTTGCTGCGCCTTTGCCGTCTTGACATCGACGGTGTACTGGATCTCATCTTCTGAAAGGTGCTTGTTTGCCATAATGCTTATGGGTTTAATGAACGTTGTAACTGGTCGTGGATGGTCTTTCGCACTTCGTCGGTAAATCCGAAGCGAAGCTGTGGGAATGTCTCGTGATAAAGAACACCCCAAACGACACGATTATAAAGCGCAAGGTTGCGCCGCTTGAACTTGGCGATACGGTCGTTGCGCTGACGGTACGCCATATCCAAAAAACGGAGGTAAGGCAAGATACGGACAAAGACGGTGTAAGACTCGCCCGATATGCTGGTATTGGAGGAATGCTTGGAGAGGGAGGAAAGAAGACGCCCTGACCGAAGCTGATAATTACTGCACACGACGGACTCCTGCGTGGCATAGATTTTAGAGATACCCTGCTGGAGGGTATCGTGGACGAACTTCTTACGAACGAGACTGTCTGTTACCATATTTGCCTTTTTATAGTGCAAATATAATAACAGACAGCTATAGTATAAAGGACAGTTTGCCCTCTGATAAAGTGGTATTACCTCATTAGGTGGCGATAGAGAGGTATTCCTATTATCGGGGTAAGAATACCGCAAAGCCCAATGTATAGCAATTTGAATGACCAAGGCTCGCCGTGAGTTACAAATGGCATCAAAATGAGTGTTATCAAAAAGAAAATTGCTTCTAAAAGTACCATGCTAATTTGTTTTATTTCAATGCAAATATAAATTTTTATTAGGAATAACGCAAGTTATTCTTCGAAAATCTCCGCCTCTATCGCCCTGAACAACTCAAGGACAACTTGTGGAACCATAGAGTTGCCGAGGGCTTTTATTGACTCCTGTCGCCATCTTGTGAAAGGAATGGTAAGACGAGATATATCAAAGGGTAGCCCATCATTTCCTGTACAAATAGGGGAGACAGTTGGGAAGTCCCTCCACCAATCTTGTGGGCAATCTGCTCCGCCAAGTTGCTCTGCGCCGCGTTCTTCTTGCGATGCGCCTTGAGGTTGTCCATCGTCATCATGGCACGCATCCCGTCGCTCGCCCTTGGGGTCAGCAGCCAGTCGCATTTGCGGAACATCTCGGGCAATCCCTTCTGCTTGGAGTTCACGCCCCTCTTCTTGAAGTCCTGGGCGCAGGGTGTCGGCAGGAGTTGAACCGTCCTTGCAAGACCGAGGCTGAAATTCGTTGTCGGGGTTACCTTGCGCAGAGTCCCTGAGGGTGTCTGTACTATTCTGTCGTTCTTGCCGAGGACTGCCCCCATCGTCGCATCTGCGGCACTCGGTGTAGGCAGTATGCCGTGAAAGTTGATGAAGTCCATCAGACCGTTGGGGCGTTGCTCGCCGTTGGCTCTGCTGCCCATCGTCTTCCCTCCCTTCTCCTTCAGTGCCTTGATGCGCTTGCTGTGTTGTATCTCCACCGCTAAGGGCGTGGGGAGAAGACCGAGGGAAAGGAACCTCTGTTTGCCGTTCTCGCATACCTTCAGCCCTTGTGTTACTGGCGTGGGAAGAATGTCGGAGTAGACTACTTGGCTCAGTAGGCTGTTGTATTTCGTGCCGTTCTTGTAGCCGTTGCGTTTTGCCCTCGCTCTCATCGACGCAGGGTCTTCGCAGAACTCCCTCGTGCAGGGTGTCAATAGTAGGTGTGGGAACATTCCTTCTTGCGACGAACCACACTCGGTCTCGTTGGTGGGGCGCACCGACAGCACAAGCCGGAATAACAAACGGCTGGACGGAGTATCCTTCACGCTCAAGGTCTGAACAGACTGTTTCGACGACGAACTGCTGTTCTTTTTTGTAAATGTCGTCGTTCTCGTCAAAGAGAGAGGTTGTGCTTCCCACCTTAACCTCTTCGCTGGGCTGTACCATCGAGAGGATACCAGCAACGTTCTCACCAATGACGAAAGTGGGCTGTATCTGCCTGATGACTCGTAGCATCTCAGGCCAGAGGTAGCGGTCATCGTCCGCTCCAAGTCGCTGCCCTGCTGAGCTGAAAGGTTGGCAAGGGAAGCCTCCCGTGAGAATGTCAATTTGTCCTTGCCATTGTGAGAAGTCTGTTGTCTTAATGTTTTCATAATTGATGGAGTTTGGAAACCAGTAATTGAGGATTGTGTTGCAGAACTCGTTGATCTCGCAGTGAAAAACATTTTGCCACCCAAGCCATAAGGCTGCGAGTTCGGGTGCGCCAATACCGCTGAAGAGCGAGGCGTGTCTGATAATTTTTCTCATTCATTTTACCTGTTTGTTTGTCAATGGCAAATTTATGTACTTCTTTTTTGGTTGTAAAGGACACCTCGTCTCACGACGAAGTGCCCTGACAAACAAACATCCAAAAGAATGGATGCTTTGACAAAAAAGAAAATTATCGCTCACGGAACATCCACTTGAACTCTAAGCCGTGCGCCCCGGGGCGGTTGCAGAAGTTGAACCCTGCGTCGATAAGTGCGGAGAACACCTGCTCGGGACTGACCTTGGCAGAGGGATCTATGCCACGGATGGCATCGACAACCTCGGTGGTGGAGAAAAAGTGGGTGGCTTCGGCCGGGGCTGAAGCAGGGCGGTAGGTAGTGGAGAGAGCTGCCACATAGATGCTGATGTCGGTAATGGGCTGCTCAGGGGTTTCTTTCTTATTACTCATTGTCTGAAGAATTTAGGGTTTGACGATTGTCGGCTTCGCCCGATGGGTCTACCGAGGTGAGGAACGTGTCGAAGTCCTTACGCAGTGAGCGCAGGGTGTCGAGGAAGGTGAGGGCGGTCTCGGGCTTGATGTTGCCGGCATCGCGCCACTGGTCGATAAGGAAGTCCTCGATGGCCTGAAGACGCTCGGTGCGCTCGTAGATATAACCAGGGTCGAGCATTGCTTCAAGGGTAGCGGTGGCTTCCTCGCTCAGATGAATAAGAGTAGTTTTCATTGTGCGCCTCCTTCCTTCTGCTTATCAGTCTGCGAAAAAACAAGATTGTAAATGGCATAGCTGGCAGTATCATCTTCAAACTCTACTCTTACAGTCGCATCGCCACTCATATAAGTTACATATACAGTATCCTCAAAAGCCTCCAATCGCCCTTTTCTACTAAGGCTTGGAATTACTTTTCCTGCAACATCCCTTTGAACCAATGTTACCTCTTGTCCTTCTTCCATATTCATAACTACTTCCTTTGCCTTTTGGCTAAAGTAGAAGGTTGCTCCTTTTCCTCTATGCTCATATCTAAGTAAATAAGTATCTAAACTGGCAGCTATCTCTCGACCTTTTTTTTCAACTTCTTGTTTTGAAAAAACAACATCAAATTCTACTACCATTTTTTCCATATCAGGGAAACTCATTTTAATTTCCATCTCTGCTGTAGTTAATCCTTTCATTTTTCACCTCCTTTCTTATCTGTTTTGTTGATGCGATAGACGAGGCAGCCTGCGCAGAGAGCAGAGGTGATGGCGACGAGTGGACGCTGCTCGACGGCGATGGCAGCGAGAATGAGGCACAAAGATACGGTATTGACACGAAGAACCAAACGACGGGTTACGGGGAACTCGGCGATACGGCTGTAGAACTCGCTCTTCTGGTCGAGCCAATGATTAAGGGTTTTGATTTTGCGCTGTATCGTAGCACGTACGTCGATGGCTGGGCGGTTTTGCGCCTGAGCATCAAAATTGATTGTCTGTTGCATAATGCACTGGTTTTGACATTGCCCTGATCCGCAGGGTACGGATACGAAAAAGCGGATGCTCTTCCTGTTCGTCAAAACCAGTGTCTCACACCCGAAGGGTAAAATCACAAGGAAGGCATCCGCCATTTATCGCAATGCAGCAAGGCTGCAATATGGGCATAAAAACAAGCCCTGCGAAATTCTAATAAGTTCGGGGCTTGATGTTCATCTCGCCCTTCGTTTGTGTATTGCTACACTGATTTTGACTGTTGCAAAGATAGTTAGAAGTTTTGTAACTGCCAAAGAAAAACGCAATTATTTTTGCGTGGCGCAAAAAATTACCATTCGTCTTTTGTCTCAACCTCTCGCTTATCGACAAACTGTTTTAGGCTGGTAACCAATTTATCAAAAGCCTCTTTGCAAACTGGTAATGCTCTTTTGTGAAAACCCTTGTAATAAGTCCTATATGATGATTTCTCAAACCTACCACCCAATGATTTCAAATCATCAGGAAGAGAGTCTAAGACAGCTCCCATATCATTGTCGTACATTACTTTCTTTGTAGGCTCGTGATAAAAACTATTCATTGTGAACTTCAAACGCCCTTCACGAAACTGTATATCAATCGTGTAGTTGATGTATCCCGACATACCACTATAAGCAAGGGTCGTAATTTCCAACTTGGTTTTACCTTTTCCGGTTAATTCTTTACCAGGATTGTCATCTCTCATAACGGCTTTAGAATCAACATAAGTGCGAGCAAACCAATTTTTAGAGATTTCATATAGTTGCTGAGCAGTTAATCCTTCAGCCTTGACAACCTCTGTTAACTCCAATGGCTTCTGTGCGCTACAAGCTATTGCAACAAAAGCCATCATCAGTAATAAATTAAATCTTTTCATAAATACTTTATTTTAAGTTGTATAGTACAAAGGTATAAAAATAAATTAACGTAGCGCAAGATTTTTTGCGCCACGCAACAAAAAGCCCCCTTGCTTGATGCAAGAGGGCTACTATGCGCCACCAGCCTAATGGCGACTTCGTGTTCAAATCGGCTATATAGTAGCAGCCGGGGCTGGAATATTATCGGCAGCTCGACGAATACGGTCGCTAAGGTCTACGAGCGCACCACGAAGTTGCTGTGCTTCTTCAGGTGTGAAACCTCCCACACCACCGTTGCCGTCAATGCCATACATCTTATGCTGAAACCAAGGCACAGACTTCTCGAAGTAAGTGCGTGAGATTTCACGCCATGACACACTAAGATATATATCACTCATACGGTTCTTCATATCGGTGATTTTGTCTGCTTTCTGTACTGCTATTTCCATAATCTTGTAATTTTAGTTTTATCTTTTAAGTGGTTCTCCCCGTAGGGAGAACCTTTTGTTTTACTCTTTTGGCATATCCGTTAGTCGGTCGAAAATGTCCTGTGCATAAATGAGGAGCTGTGGATAACCGTTTGGATAACTGTCGCAATAATTTCTGATTGCCTGAATGAGGTCTTGTTCTTCGGAGGTAACCTCCATTTTGATTTTTTCTTGTTTCATACCATATATTTATTTGAACAATACAAAGGTACTACTTTTTTGGATAGTAACCAAAATTTTTACTATCTTTTTTGATAGTAAATTATGTTTTTAACATTTGAAGCAAAAAGCCGTAGCAGTTTGAAGGCTGCTACGGCTACAAAGAACGAGCGGTGTGTGGGGTTATTCCTCTACGACAAAGCCGTGGGCAATGAGGTCGGCAAGGAAGGCTTCGGGGCTTTCGGTAGAAACAAGGTAGCCCTCAAGTTCCTGAAGGCGATGGGCAAAGCGCACCATATAATCGTTGTCCGTACCCTGACTGTCGAAACGGCTGCCAGTGCGGAGCTGGTGGAGGAAGTCGGCTGGAGAGGTGGCGACCACTCGGTCGCCATCCTTCAGCGTGTAGGTTGTTGTCATGCTGCTAATTTTTTTGTTCTCAATCTGAAGTAAAGTTTTTCGCTTTCGGTAAGGAAAGGTATGTTCTGAAGGGTGGTACCTGTCTGCACCATACCTTGCTTTGCAAAGGTAATCATTTTTGCGAGGAAATGTATCCAAGCCGACATTTTTGTGAAGTTGGTTGAGCCTCCGTGCTGGCGGAACTCCACCGTGCGATGGCGTGCATAGGCTTCGAGGTTTACCTTGTGGTAGCGGTTGTTGCTGAATGCTGCTCGGAGGTCGCTGATGGTGGAAGCTCTGTTGATGGCAGCCTCAGTAATGGCTGTAAGCCCTTTGCAGTAGGTGTTATTGCGACGGCTGCGTGGCATGAAGTGGTCGATAACTCCCTCAAGACGTTTGTAGGTGAGGATAAGGTTCTTCCAAGTCTGAAGGTCGAACTCGGCAGCGTCCATGTGAACGTGAAGTCCGCAGGAGTCGTTTACCTTTACATCGCAAAGGTCGAGTACCCAGCAGACCTTTTCAAGTTCCTCAAGTCCCTGCTCACCGTGAAGAATTGGGCTTACCAGCTCGAAAGTATTGTTGCCGTGAAGGCTTGCGTCTGTTACCAGTTTCCAATGGTCAGCGTGATCGGTGTGGTTGTAGCCCTCTACCTGTACCCTGATGCCAGCAGCAGTAAGCTCGCGTGCAAGGCGTTCACGTGTGCAGTTGTAAGCCTCTATCTCAACACCGAAGTTTCGGTTGAAGGTGTAGTCGAGCTGGGGAAGAACCGTAGCTGTAGCCTGTGCTGCCGTAGTAGTCAATCCCTGCATCATGCGCTTGTAGACATTCTGTACAAAGCCGTAGTTGCCACCAGCTGCAAGGTCGGCTACCTGTCTGCGTGTAAGTCCGAGGGCAAGAAGTTTCTGAATCTTGGAAGTCTTTGTTCCGTTCTCGTTGAGAATGCTTTGAATTTGCTCGTTCATAATCTTTGTTTTTTAATTGTTCCTTGTTTCTAATTGTACTGCTAAGGTAACACTATAAAGAGGAACGTGCAAGTAGTATTGGCTTTATAATCAGAGGTTTAGAAGTAATTATCTAATGATAAAAGATGATACAAAAAAGGGGCTCGTCGCATCACTGCGAAAGCCCCGTCATCCTAAACAATCTATTAACCTAAATAACTAAAAAACCTATGAGAACATTTATTTAACTAACTGGTAATATCGTGCGTAAGTGAGCCGTGTGTGTGGATTACGGCTGATGATGTCCATGCGCACCTGCTTGCAGCCGAAGCGGAAGAAGAGGAAACGCTTGGGTATGCGGTGGACGATGATGTCGAGCGTGTCGGTGGAAGATACCGAGCCACGGAACAGGCTGTCGGACACACAACCGGATAACGACATCCAAGAATCGTGCCAAGAGAAGCATACCAGGCTATCGGGACGATGCAAACTGTCGGTAGATACTGTGGCGGTGGCGGTGGTGTGCCAAACTGGTGCGGTAATGTCGGCTGCGGTGGTAGTGGCAGCGGTGGCAGCCTCGGAGATACGTGAGGGCTTGATGCCTACCTGACGGGCCACCTTTGCCAAGGTGTCTCCGCTTTCCTTGAACTCCGACGGACGGAGGGTGAGGGCAGGAGTAGAGGCATGGCTGTTGCCTGTACCTGTTTCGCTGATTTCTACCACGCCGTTGTGGAGCAGAATACTTTGGTTCTGCTTGATGCGGTCGCGGTCGGCTGCCGTGTCGAGATAGAGACAAATGAAGAACACCAGGGCAGCGATGAGTACCAGGAACGCACCGCAAATAGCATAGATAATCGCAATTCTCTTTTCCATAGTCTATTGACACATTTTACGAACAGAGGCTATCAAGGAGAGCATCTGACGAAGATAGTCGGGAGAGGTGGCATACTTGCTTCCCTTATTATCGCAGATGCGACGGGCGAACTCCTCGGCATCGTGGCGGTATGGCCACGCATCGGCAAAGCCCGGCTTCTGAAGGAGACGAGAATGCTCGGCAAGGCAGTCGGCAATGGAGTCGAAGTCCTTAAAGAGGCGGTAGACGGTGTAATACCAACGATTACCAGTCTTGCACTTGCATACGGACACGACACGTTCGGGAGCCGTGAAGGTGCGAGAGGGTGTATTGAAATACTCGTGGGTAAGGATGAGAACGGTCTTGCCCGTCCAGTTACTGCCCTTGGTAATGCCAAAGAGATTGTATTTGCCCACACGGGATTTTCCCCAGCCACTCTCAAGGATAGCCTGGGCGGTAACGAACTCGGGGGCGATGTCGGTGGCTTGCTGCGCTGCCACATAGATGTTGCGTGCAAAGGCACGCTGTGCTTCTGTAGCCATAATCAGTCTTTTTTGATGTATTCGCCCTTATCATTGAAGTCCTTTAGACGGCGGACGAATGAGGTTGGAAATATAGGATAGATGGCTTGAATGTTCTCAATGCAAGAGAAACACTCGCGCACCATCATAAACACGCAAAGATAGGTTCCTATCCACTGGGTAGCACCGACAACGCTGCCATTCACCTTGAAATTGGCAAGCACGTTTGAAAGGATGAGCAGAAGAATGTAGATGGCAATCTTCTTGCTGAACTTACCGAAGAATGCCTCGCTGGAGGCATCTTTGTGGAGGAAGTGCTTCCACACGCTGAGAATAGTGTCGATGATGATGGCGACGCCTATCCACTTGGCAAACTCCCAGTCCTGGAAGAGGTATTGGGAAAGGTCGGTTACCACGGTGAGTGGCACAGAGACGATTGATATCATTGGTAATCTTTTCATTATTGTCGGGGCTTTAATTGTGATACAAAATTACGTTACTGCATCCGCTTGGCAAAGGACCGACTGAGGTGGTGGGTGCCGAGCGCATCGGGGCTGATGCAGGAGAGCATAAGCGTCCATCCGACGGAGGAGAGTTCCGTGGCGACAAAGGGAATTATCTCCGCCTTATCGAGTTCGCCACGTGAGAGCCACTCGATATTGCCCTGCTCCGCATCGGCAAGCATCCAGGCGTGAACCCTTGAGAGCAGACGAAGTGTAGCGTCGGAGGCAAGCATATATTCGGCAGCGTCGGCACGGTTGGTCATCTTGTTGGCTACGGTGATAGCGATGCGCTGGGTGATCTGATAGGAGTTGCGCCCGTCGGCAAGCATATTCAGTTCGCCGTAATCAACGAAAAGGAACGAACCTGCCAGTTTATCGATGCGCTGCTTCAGTTCGTCAAACGACTGCCCATAGACATAGTTGGCAATTTCAGGGATGCGCGACATATCGGGAAGATTGTCAAGAGCTTCAGCAAGTTCGTTATACCCCGGGAAGTCGCTCGACCCATTGGTGAGTATGGCACGGATACCCTCCTTGGATGGGTATTGTGCGAAATAGAGGAACTGGTCTTTAATCATAATATCTTATCGATTACGGAAATGGGCAAGCCCACCTCCTCACTGATTTTCAACTTATCCCATCCAAAGCCCTTCATATCGTGGACGGCATCGATGGTCTTCTTGCGCAGCACCTTCAGATAGGTAAGCACGTTCATCTGCTCTATCTGACGAGCATCGCCAAGCCCCTCTTTGGAGAGGTCGTAGAGCGCATCGGAGGCATCGGTAGTGATGGGATGTTTGGGCTTTTTGACGAACTTCGACAAAAGAGAGAATGAAGTCTTACTAAAGAGATAGTTGTTAAACGCCTGAAAATTAAACGATATAGCCGTAAGTATTTCGACTGGTAGTTTGACGAACTCCTTTGCCATTTCGTGGGCAAGCTCGGAATGGTACTCCTTTTCGGGATAGTAGAGAATGGCAGCGAGGAGCGGAAGCGACTCGTCGCCCTGCTCGATGAGTTCCTGTGCCTCGACATACTGAAGGGCTGTGAGCGAGCAGGTGAGCATTCCGTAGCCTGTCTCAATCTTGTAGCCTTGATAACGATGCTCGCCAATTCGGACGGCAGGGATGAGCTGCACACAGAAGCACAGGTCCACCACATACTGATAGTCGAGCCGGCGCAGTACACGAGCAAGGGGAATATGCAGACGGTAGGGATCGATGCGACGGCACAACTGGTAAGTTTCGTCGTCCACGCCGTCCAGTACGGCATTGTTGTCGAGATAGTTGATTTGGAACATAAACGTGAGTTGCTCGGAGATAGCCACAAGGTTGGCAATCTGCTCCTCGGAGCGAAACTTATGCTTATCCCAACCCATAACGTCGCACAGCCAGTTAATGCGTACCTCGCCGGCAGAGAGTTTACCAGCGGACATACGAAGCAAGTCGGCCACAAGGTGAATGTACTGGCGGTCGGTCATACCGTCCCAACGGTTAGGGATGCGGTGTATTTCCCCTTTATAGACGAGTTCAAGATCCTTTGTCATGGCAGCATAATGATTTTGTCATCAGGGCGGTTATACGCAGAATTAGAGCAGAAGTCCACAGACGCGTCCGTTGCGAGCAAGGTATCGGCATTGGCGATGAGTTCCTCGGCTTCGAGGTCAAGACGGTCGGCGAGGTCGAGGGCTGCATCATGTTCGTCCTTGCCCGAGCGTGAGGCGTGGCTGTCATCAAAGAGGTTGCGGATAGTTGGGGGGAACTCTAAGATGTCAAATCGGCGGAGCGACTTGGCAACGGTCTTTTTAACCAGTGCAAGGGTCAATATCGGCTCTATTCGCTCACGATTGTCATCAGTGAGGCGGTCGTAGTATGCCGACAGTCGCTCGTCGATGGTTTCTTTCTGCAGAGGAAGAATGCGGAAGAAAAAGAAGTAAGACAGGTCTATCGGATAGATAGAGTCGAACTCATCTGCAGTTCTGATCTTGCAGACATCAATAATCTTGTAGTACCGAGACTTTCGCCATAAGGCTGCTGGAGAACTGGTATCCTCACTATTGACTTCTGCCGACATAAGCTGCTGGATAATGGTATCCATCGCATTGTAGTAGTTGTCCATATAGGAACGCTTCATTCCCTCTATCTCGTACTTATAGACATCCACGTGGTTCTTGCGCCGATTGATACTGTCGAAAATCAGCTGCGATGCCATTGTCATATTGGCTATGGCAGAGCGCAGGGATTCTATCAGCGAATCGTCAGGGTTGCCAATAATAGCATTAAATACTTCGGCTGTGATAATGGTTTCCACACGCTTTCGGGCGGTTATGCCTGATGAAAGGAGGTCGTTCAAGTCCATGTTCGTTTCGACACCAGGAGCATACTTACTGAAGGTGCCGAAATCTTTGAAAATATCTACTAAAACATTCTTCATGATTGTTGCTGATTTAGTCTGTCCTTGGGTGCTACATCTTCCTGTCGCTGGGGAACTTCACGATAGAAGCCTATGCGATAGCCCTGTTGCCAAAGGTTGGGGAAGTTGAGTCGGAGCGCATAATTGAATGGCTCGCAGCATATCTCGTCCTCGGGGGTTAGCGACATTATATATATAAGGTAGTTATAGTAAGAGTCCGATCCCGACTTACTGATGACACCGTCTTTATCCACGGCAGTAATAGAGGCATCCAGTCCGACACTTGAAAGCAAGGCTTGTTCGGTGCGTTTGTCGTAAGCTATCAAAGCCTCGATATATTCCTTGTATTTAAGGTCGATAGTCTCTATCTTCCATTGCTGCTCGTTACCTGATGAGTCCATAAACGAGATAGAGGAATAAGCCTTTCCCTGATTGTCAGAACCGCTCAAGTAGTCGCCTATCTTACGCAGCTCCAATCGCATATACTCCACAAGCAGCGACTCCCTGTATTCCGTGCCGATACCAATACCGTTGTATTTTACCAACTCCTGCTTCTTCGATTTACGGATTTTGTTCTCCTCGCACAACTTCATCAACTGATTGCGCTTGCTCGATACCCACGCATTTGGGATAATGATGTGTATCTTGGCAGCGAGCGAGTTGCGCAGGAAGGAGTTAATGTAGGTAGCGGTCTTGTTGCTACCCTGGATATAGGGGCGTGCGCCTTGGTGGGTTTCGTTCACACCGTAGAACTCATCGACCGATTTCTCCCGATGGTGGGAAATGGCAGCGTACTGGTAGTTGTCTACTTCTGACAAATTGAACTTAGGATATATCTTGTAGCTACTTGCACCATAGGTCCACCTGCCCACCGCTATATGGCGGAAGTCGTTGTAGTTCATCATCTCGTAGGCTACATCCTGCCGTGTGGTGGCAAGACGGCAGTGCTTGTTCTCCATCGCTTCCAGCCCAGCCACAGGCTGCATCCTCAATCGTTTACCACGGGTAAAACGCCACTTCACGAAGAAGTCGCCAAAGTAGTAGAAGTTCTTGATGCAGGTCTTAGCAAAAGCCTGTGCCGAGGTTTCCATTCCACGCTCACACCACGTATTGAGCCACTCGTCCCACTGGGGCAGCGCAAGGTACTCACGCTTCATCTTGCCACCCTCTATTGTCTGCATATAGGCACATGGACCATGACCGTAGAGCATCTTAATCTCCTTGCTGTATAAGCGTGGCAGCAGACGGTTCTCCTTGATCTCCGCCGTTACTTCGTCGCAGAGTGCGTTGTTCACGCCACGCATACATACTTGATACCCATTGACACTGAGCCACTGGTGTTCGTGCATGACTAACTGTCTGCCCTGCGGTACGAGCAATCCAGGTGTTCCAAACACCTGCTTGCCCTCGCCTATCTGAAAGGATAGTACGTTGCCGTCCATGATATATGTACCGGCATTGCCGTATAGTTCTATACTGTCTGTCATAACCAATTTATCTTGTGTAGTTTATATCCATCCTGTGGGAAGCCCATATACCTGATTAGTATGCGGTAGCACATCTTAGGTTCTCCATGCTCGTCCTCAAACAGAAAGTAGTTCTCCGAGTCCACTGCGAACCTATCCTGTGGTAGCTGGGTGCGGTACTTGCAATGTGGTTTCACAATGAGCTTATCCCCAGCCACGCCCTGCGACCTCGAATAGGGGAAGAAGCACAGCGTGAAGTCGCCACTGGGGAGCTTGCTAATCTCCCTTGCCCATCGCATCGCATTGATGCCGTCCATTTCGATTGCCTTCTTCATCACTTGCGAAATTACGCAAATCCCCTATTGGGGCAAAGGACGGCAGATGGGGGGCTGGCGTCATATTTCCGTGCTTTTGAGAGGTTGCACCTCAATATCCAAAATCAGCGGTGCGTGCTGATAAACGCCGTTTGTTTATTTTCGTTTTTGATTTTCTGAGTGCAAACCGTTGATTTTCAACAAAGTAACTTTTTGACCTATGTAAATAGCCCTCGTTATTGCCTATTTTTGCCAACTTTTTATGTTGCTTTTGCTACATTATTGGGGCTTAAATGGCTATGTTTTCGGGCAAATCATCGGGATAACTGCTTAATTCCTTCTTGATAAGGTCGGAATAAAGGCCATAAAGCAGGTAAATCATTGCACTTGGGAGCTGCGTCGTTAGCCCTGGTCGCCGTTTCAGTTCCTCCTTCTTCTCCGAGGCTTTGTCAAGCTCAATTTTGCCGTTGGTTTTCTTGAGCGGACTGATAAGGATAGCACTGCAAAGGTTAGGACACTCGTTCTCATCGATGCGCACCTTTGGAAGTAAGGGAAGTTTCTCGCCAAAGAGCAACTGGCATAGGCGGAACTGCTGCCAGTGGTAGATAGTGGGCGCACCGTCGTTGTAAAGAATTACAGAAAAGCCGTAACTTTCCAAGGCTGCCTTCATCGTAAGCGAGTCGGTGGTTATCTGCTCCAGTTCCTCACGTGTCTTGTTGCCTGCACGGTCGGGGTAGAGGTGGATAACCTTGTTCACGGCATCCGTGCCGAAGAACGAGTACACCTGCTGCGCAAGTTGCTGCTGGTCGTCGGGAATGTATGCCCAAAACTCCTTGATGATGTCAAAACGGTTACCATAGTCTTTCTTCTGTCCCACGATGAGCGACTGGAAATTACCAGGGTCGTAGCCTATGTAGAGTGGTTCTCGCTTATCGTAGTGGCGCAGGTAACGTGCCGTGAGCAGGAACTGGTCTTTGAGGTCGAACTTTAATATCTGGTCGTAGATATAGCTATCTTTGAACTGATGTCGCTCGTGGTCGTAGGTAGTGAAGAACTTATTGGTTACTTCCTTGTGCCGAATGGCGCAGATAGCCGTAAGGAACTCGTCCATATCGAGGGTGTCGAGCTGTGTCTTGAAGAACTTGGGACCGAGAATATCCTTATTGCAGAACGACGACGCACGGATATAGTAGATGGCGTTACGGCGCATATCGGCAAGGCGAGGCTTCCAGCGTGCCACAAAGGCATTGAGCCGCTCGTTCTCCAAGCGTATCTTCTCCATAACGACGGGGTTCTTGGTGTTTCGCAGCTCCTGCTGGAGGGTGAACTGCTTGTAGAGCGACTGGTTGATGGAGAGCGACACCGAGGCTATCTCCTCGATGAGCTGGCGGTCCATCTTGTTCTCGTATTCCTCGAACCAATCGTCCTCACCCAAATCGACACGGGCAGTATCGCTCACACCTGTAACACCTTCGTAGTATGCCGACCGTCTTATCTCTGCCGAACCACCACGGAGCGAAGGGAACAGGCGCGACTTCAGCTTCTCGCCGCTGTTGTGCTTCATCTCCTCCACGAAGGCGTGTACGGCATTACGACCTGCCACACTCTCGGGCTGGTCGGAAGACACAAGCTGCAGGTGCGCTCCGTTGCGGAAGATAACCGAGTGCTTGGCGTAGGCTATGGGGTAACGCGGACGGCGGAAGTGTGATGGCAGCTTTGCCTCGCCCACCACATAGTCGATGCCATACTCCAGCATCGCACGCTGCTTGCCGTTCACCATGACGGGGCGAGAGAACGAAGCCTGAATGTTCGGCCATACGTTCGTCATCAAGGCAACGTAGGTCTTGTGTACTAAGAATGACAACTCGCCCGGCATATCGTTCGCCACACGGATAAGCCGTGGCACTATCACTCCCTCCGTCTTACCCGTGGCACGCGCCCACTCGGCATAGAGCATATTGGGGTCGATGATGTTCGCCAGCAGCTGCACATGGTTCATATAATAATGCTCGAAGTCGAGCGTACTCTGTTCTGTTTGTTGTAGTTCAGTCATTGGGCAGTTCCTCCACTATTTCGGCATCCTGAATATCGGCATCACGCAGCAAGCGTTTCTTCTCCTTGTTCTCGATAGGCAGGGAGTCGATAAGTGTAACATAAAAACCTTGGTTGTGTTTGGCAGCAATCTCCTTGAGGTTCTTCTTCGAGAAACCAAGTTCCTCTGGGGTAAGTTCTGGTGTAATAAAGAAATTGACTGCCAAGTTCCTGTCTGCTTCAGCAATCTCTGAAGACCTACGACGGCACTCCAAGGCAGCGTCATAGCATGACTTCATACCCTTGTAGTCGCGATTAAGAGCGCAGAGTTTAGCAAGATCCTCATACTTGTTGGCAAAGTTGCTTTCCCAAACTTTAATGGGGACATTACAATCCACCTGAAAGTAGTTGATAGCCTGATAGATTCTCGCCATACAGGTGCGTTCCTCTATCTTTAGCCGTTGCTCTGCATTGATACGGAGCTTCAGCTTTTTGGCAGCTCTTGTAATGTTACGCTCATGCTCGAATATCTCCGCAGACCATTGTAGTTGCTGTAAGAATAGCTTGACATCCTGTGGAATACCCTCGCAGTCCCCATTCGTCAAGAATGCGGAGATAAGGTCAGGGTGTATGGAGTCTAATTTCTCTATTTCACTTTTCATATTCCAAAGAGTTTCATACGCAGGTCTTTCTCGGCACGCTCATTCTTGCGTTCCTCAAGCAAAGTAATAGAATCATTATCCCCTTTCTCTGCTTTTTTAGCAAGCTCTGCGTCAATATTATATTCACCAAGCGCAAGCCCTTGCTGATAGGCTTCGCAATACACATCCCCAGGAATAGTTATGCGGTACAACAAGGTTATACGTTTGGCTTTTCTTAGACCGAGTAACTGACAGATACGTTCGGGAGTATAATTTAATGCTCCGAACGTTCTGACTTGATTGATATACTCATCTGAGAGAATTTCATTCTGTGCTAATTCCGACATAGAATTATCTTTTTGGTGTCATCCTCTGATAAGACATTGCCGTCCCTCTCCAATAGAACTGGCTGTTGGGGAAACATTGCCATGTATCTTCGTACAGTGGCAGACACGTATTTAGGGTCTATTTCCATTCCGTAGCCGATGCGGTCGGTCTGTTGGCACGCCATAATAGTAGAACCTGAACCAGAGAACACATCAACAACAATATCGCCGTTCTTGGTGCTGTTGGTAATAGGATATGCCATTAGGGCGATAGGCTTCATCGTGGGATGAATTCTATTGGCTTTTGGCTTATCGAAATTCCAAATGGTTGTCTGCTTCCTGTCTGAGTTCCAAAAGTGGGCTGCGCCGGGCTTCCAACCGTATAGGCATGGTTCGTGCTGCCATTGGTAGTCCTGACGTCCCATTACAAGGGAGTCCTTGACCCAAATGCAGCATTGTGCTATCTTGAATCCAGCTTCCCGAATGGCTCTGCGGAAGTTCTCTCCTTCAGAGTCTGCGTGGAAAACATAGAAGGAACCTCCAGCTTTAACAATGGAAAACATCACGTTGAATACAGACTGCAAGAAGCGGAGAAACAAATCATTCTCCATAGAGTCGTTCTGAATGGTTAGTTTATTGTCTCCTCCACCTTCATAATTGACATTATAAGGAGGGTCTGTGAGAATCATATCGGCAACTCGACCATTCATAAGTGTAGCAATATCCTTCTTCGAGCGACAATCCCCACACATCAACCTGTTGTTACCGAGTCTGAATACATCGCCTGGGCGAGCAAAGACATCACTATCCTCTTGTGGAAGGGTATCAACGGCATCTTCTTGTATCTCTGCTGTATCATTCTCTGTGGCAAACAACTTATCTGTTCCGACAGAGAAATCGTTTTGCTTAACTTCATAGCCAAGATTGAATTTGGCAAGATCATCGCCACTAATATTATATTTTGTGAATAAAAGGGTATCGGGATTTTTCTGCGCAAACTCTGAGTTATATGCAGCAATTTCCTCTACAGCTTCTTTCTTGTTAGAAGCCTGTATTTCCTCATAGGGAATCTCGGGAATCTTGAATCCATAGGAGCGAAGTCCAAGGAGAGCCTTTCTTCTTTGGTGCGCATCGATAATCCACAGTTTGCCATCAGGATCTTTCCACACTTTGAATGAATACTTGAAGCCACGAGTAATGATGAGCATCTGTAACTTCGATAATTTGTCTGCATCAGGCTTTTTGAAATCTTCCTGAAGTTCGATAAAAGAATCCAGCGGAGCAGTAGGCAGATTGCCCAAGTTAAAAACTTTTATACAATTATCCATTCTTTTACTTGTTTTGTTGTTCGAGGACCATTTTAAATAATCTCTCACGCTCTTGATGCCTTTCGAGATTTTTACGATCAGTGTCACGACGATTTTTACGGTCGTGACGTTTAATATATGAACGATAACGCTTGATATTGTCGAGCACATTCTTGTGCTGGAGAAGGAACTCTGCCGGATCAGCCTTTAGAAGCTGAATAAGTCGTGCTATCTCTGAACGGCCGAAGAGTATGGGATGTTTGCAGAGAAATTTCCCTGCATCGTTAAACGATTGCAGCTCGGCGAAAGCCTGGAGATTTCGAATGCGTAACTCTGCCATATCAGCTACGGCCTGCACGGTCGGATTCGTCTCCAGCTGTTCGTCGAGCTGCTTCATTTTTCGCCACGTATTGATGCGATCGTTATAGATAACAGTAGCCATCTGAACATCCACATCGAATAGATTACCCCAATCTATTTTCGGGTATTCTTCTTCTTTTTTTTTGGCGTAACAGGCTCTTTGGATTGATTGCTTCCTTTTTCAGAAGAGTTATCCACAGAGTTATCCACAGCGGGAGTTTTGTTGTTCTCTGCAGCACTTTCATTTCCTTCACCGTCTGTCGGGTTATCGGTATCATCTCCATCTGCAGGAGAATCGTTTCCTTCACCGTCTGCCTGGTTATCGGTACCATCTCCATCCGTAGGAGAATCGTTTCCTTCACCGTCTGTCGGGTTATCGGTACCAACTGCGGGGGAATCGTTTCCTTCACCATCTACCTGGTTATCGGTACCATCTCCATCTGTAGGAGAATTGTTTTCTTCACCATCTGCCGCAGCAAAGAACTCGCGACGATAACGTATGATCTCGTCTTGTTCGCAAAAATCAAGAAGACAAAAGAGAATATCTTCGTGATTTTTACGCGGAGCAAAATCAAATCGGATGAAATCTGTGAGGTGCGGAGCTTTCTCGTGCAACAGTGCAAGATCAGCTTCCACAACATCCGGACAGCTCAGTTTGCGGAATATATGAATTTTTTCTTTTGTGCTATACATAATTTTGTTTTTTAACCAATTACGTGAACCAGTAGAATTACAAAAACTCCTACCGGTCCACAAACAATGTCATATTACGCCCCAGTACGCGAGATCTCGATCAGCGTCGTAGTATCAAGGATACGGAAAGTAATAGAAGCGCCGGTCTTTGCTGTCCATGTAGCCCCTTCCTCAAGAACAAAGGTAGAGCCATCAGCAATGGTAGCCGGTTTGTCAGATCCCGCACCAATCAACGTGATATATCGTCCCTTATCGGCTTTACTAAGTCCCGATACAGTTGCGATGGAAGCCGCAGCTGAAGTTCCATTCGGAATCATATAAGTATTAGAAGCAGCCGTAATGGCAATATCTGTAGCCCCTGCCGGTACGGTTGTTGCAGCTGTCACTGCGGGATTACCCGTATAAATTAGAGGAAGATCCACAGAACTACGTTTAAAGGTTAAGGTTGAATAACGCCCCTCCTTATCATCCTTTGTTTCCGTATTAGAAAGGATTATTGGGCGTTCTAACTCTCCAAGAATAAACCACTCTTTCTTCTTGATATGCTTAAAGAGAAGGATAAACTTGCCACCACTATATTCTTCAATAAAATTGTAAAGCCGCTCACGTGCGCCCCCCATGACGAGAACAAACTGATTCTCACCGGTTGTTGTAATATCTCCTTTTTCTGTTGTACCTGTGAATGTGGGAATATCGTGCGCTTCGAAATAGTGTGGAATCTCACCCGGTTTCAACGAAATCGGCGCAACCTCTCGATTAACATTCGGCTGTGGAAACTCTTTGGTTCGATCAATTTGGTCAAGGGCGATGAGGTAAACGATATAGGAGATATCAGATCCATGCGTATCTCGATCGGAGACATCATCAATGTGTCCGAGAACTGCCATCGAAGCAATAGAGATCCCCGCCCCACCAAGCTGCAGTAAGGAATGATCAAGAATAGCACTAACAAACAACACCAAGCCAAAAATAGTCAATCCGACCATCATATTAAATTTTTTATTTTTCATTTTTTCTTTTTGTTATGCAGGGAGCTGTTTGGCTCCCTGCTGTGAAACAAACATATATTTAATACCACACAACAATGGTCTTTGTATTATCGTCCGCCGGGAACGTTCGGTTGGAGTTCCTTATTTATGGTACGTTTACCACCTACGCAACGCTCCAACTCACGGAAGTTGCCGTCGGCTCCGAGAATCACCATGATGTAGTCGCCCACAGCCGTAGCTGTGAATGCGGCGGAAAGATTGGCGAACTTGCCCGACTTGGCAATCTTTGGCAGATGTTCAGGCACCCCAGCCTCTATGCAGTACGCCACGCCAGCCTTTGCACCAGTGATGTCGGTGTAGGTGTCGGCGGTTGTGGTTGCTCCCGTCACCTGCCAAAAGCCGTTGGCAGCGTCCACCTTATCGATGATGGTGCCGGCAAAGAGGTTGATGAAGATCTGCTGCCACTCCCAGGCATTTTCATCCATCGCTTTCTTGGTGTCGAAGCGACGGCCCGTGAACGAGGCAGAGCAACCTTCCTTCCAAGTACTCCACGCACGGACTTGTTCCATCTGTTCCTGCATCTTCATGGAGAGCATCTCTCCCGGTACAAACTCGAGGAACTGAATGTTGCCAGGCTGATGCAGCATCATGAACGGCAGCTGGCCGAGGTAAGGCAACCAAATGATGCGGATCGTACTGTCGGGAACGACATTGAGCGCCCCCATCGGGCCGCTGAAGTCTGTGTCCTTACCGTATGTGGTGCGAACATTCTTAATCCACCACGACTGGTGGTTCTTATTGAGATAGACACAGTGCTGGTCGATGTCCATATCCTCAGTAACGGAGCTGCGTACATCGGCAATGAACTCCTGCACAGCAGGGAGAAAAGTAGCCTGTGTATAGCTTCGGTATTCGTCGCCAGAGTGAGGCTTGATATCGTACTGGTGAACATAGCGAAGCAAAGTATAAAGGATACCCGTACCCGCATTTTGGTAAGAGCCGGCAACACCTTTTTCGGGTTTCACATAGATGCCACGCATACGGCGTTTGTTCTGCTCTACCTGAGCCGTGGTGAGCGTGTTGAGCAGCTGGTACTCAATCATCGTCCACTTGATCGGATCAGAGCCTTCCTTGTTGAGATAGCCGATATACTTGCGCTCGAGTTCCTTCATTGGTCCCC